TCACAAAAGAAAAATATCGATTTCGTCGTATGATTTTATAACTATGCGATCAATAAAAGAATGCCATAATTTACGCTTTTCATTATCATTAAGCGTAGAATAGATATTTTCAATATCCATATCAAGAAGCTGTGTATATCTTTGTTTTGCTTCCTGAATGGATACTATATTACTTTTCTGTTCTTCTGCACTTATAATTTCATTCAGATCGGCATACTTGCGGTCAAATGTATCTTTATCTATTTTTCCATCGATATATAAATCCTGAAGTCTATTGATTTTCTGTTTGGAAATTTGTATGATATCACGATTTTGTGAGACTTTGGCTTCGGAAGCTTCCAGGTCTAACAAATATTTCTGTAATAACGGCATGATTTTGGGCAGTATCTTTTTCTCGAGTTTCTTTTCAGCGAAGCAGCAATGCATTTTTTCACCCTTCTGGAGGTTGCTGCACTTATATATCTTGTACTTACCACTTGTCGCTGATCCAGCGAGTTTACGACCGCATTGTGAGCATAGCAATAATCCGGAAAATATATAGTCTCTACGTGAGGGACCACGCTTGATATACCTGCCTTGCAGTATTGACTGTACGTTATCGTATTGATTAGGTGATATAATTTGCGGGAATACGTTAGTTTTACCGCGGTACACACCTGTATATCTTTGATCTATAAGTTTACGATAATAGTATTTTTTATCTTTATTAAGGCCGTATTTATGATTCATAGCTTTCATCACACGGAATGTATTCTGTTCGATTTCCATAGTTTCAAAAATATCTTTAACAAATGCTGCTTTCTCAGGATCGATGACAGCACGTTTATTATCCTTGATGTATCCGATCGGAAGCCGGCCGCCAAGAAACTCACCTCTTGCTACTTTTCTTTCGAACGAAAACAGAATACGCTCTGAATCGATTTTACGTTCTCGCTCGGCCAGAGATACCATGAGGTCAAACCTGAACTTTCCGTCTGCCGTCGTAACATCAATGTCAGGTTCCAATATAGCTTTAAAACTCACATTCAAAGGAGCAAAACGTTTCAATAATAAATTCCCATCTAATAGGTCCCTGCTGAATCGATCCAGCTTTGTAAATAGTATTACTTCGTTTTGTTGCAAGTCATCCAGCATGCGGCAAAAGTCTTTGCGCTTGTCGATAGTAGCTGCAGATATACCATCGTCATGATAAATACCTTTGATATTGTAATTGTGTTCTTGGCAATATTCTTTCAAGGCTTCCAGCTGATCAGGTACTGATTGTTCTTTTTTTCTTTGCTCATCTGTAGATACACGAGCGTATAAACGCGCATTTTTCATTTCCACAAGCAAAACCTCCATTCATTTCTGTATATAAATATGTTAAAATAGAGGTATAGAAAAAGTTATGACGTGGTGGTCATTTTTTCTATACCCGGTGTCAGTTGGCGCTGATACCACGTACTCTCTGCTGGCGCAGGGGGTGTTTTTTTATTTGTTATAGCTAATTGTTAAAAAGTACGAACCTTTTGTCACTAGCTTATCTGTATCTTTTATTGCAAATTCCTTATTCTCTATTGTCAAAGGCTTTACTAATCCAAATGTATTACCATCAGCACTTTCATAAAATGGTGTAAAGTAAACGACTTCTGTTTTATAATCTCCTATAGTTTTACTCTTATTTATATTAACATCACTTATAGATAAATCGTCTATTACCGATAATTTAGCTTTTTCTGCTTGTGATGTGGGAGAGTATTCAGCAAGTAATTTGATAAAAATAGTATCAACAAATTTTATTGAATTTTGTAAATTTACATTATTCAAATCATCTTTCATTACATGGATTGTTATAAGATTTAGTGAATCATCAAACTTTAGAGATACATCTATATTGCTTATGGAATAGCCACATTTAACAATATATTCATTTTCAACCACATCTCCATCAGTACAGGATATACCATATCTGTCTTTTATAACTTCTTTAGTATTAGCTAATATCTTTTCAGCTTTCTCACTTATTCTTTTTTCTTTGCTTGAACAGGCAGATATGCTAAAACAAAAACTAGCACAAAGCAATAAAGTTAATAATCTTTTCATTTAAAAATCCCCCTTCAAATATATATTCCAATATTTACCAGCGTTTCCATAAACTACCTTTAGTAAAATTAAAAGGCACGTCTGGAGTGATGCCTATGATTGTTTAATGCTACCCCAATCTGACCGAAAAGAAAGAAAGGAGAACAATCGTGAGTAAAGATAAGGATAGAGAAGAACTGGTAAAAGCAATCTGCGAAGCAGTAAAAAGTGTTCCAGATTATACTACACTGCAGTTAATCTATATCGTTATTCAACAAGTTAAATAACACTATGGAGGACGCCTTTTGAGGCTAGTCCTCTTTTTTTACGATATTATTTATCAACCCTTCTATAACATCCCAGCCATCATCATCTAATTTCGCAAGAGCACGAATAAAACGTTTTTGAAAATCTTTGGTATTGCTTGGTGAAATCAAATCACCAAGATATGATGCGATTTCTTCTTCTTTTGTCAAGGTTTTAAAAATGGGTTCAACACCATCGCGCAACCATTCTTCATTCACGCCATATGTAAGACAAATTGTTAAAATGTTCCTTTCTGTTACTTTTACTTCTCCGATTTCGATTACAGATAAGCTTGATCTAGAAATTAACAGCTCTTTGGCAAATTGTTCCTGTGTCATGTGTAGTTCAGATTTTCTAAGATACTTTATTCGCTCATAGACTTTCATTTGTTTAAAATCCACTTAGTAACATCTCCTTTCCTTTGCATACACATAATACATCATAAGAAAATGCTAGTCAATAGCAAATATTTCAAAAACTATATTGACAAAGCCATTAAATAGCAATATAATGCCAGTGTAAAGCAAAGGAGGAACTTAAAATGCTAAACGAAAAAGAAAAGAAAGTATTGGATAATTACAAATATGCATTACTGTCTGGGACAATGACCTCTGAGGAATTGCATAATCTAGTAGTTTCATCGGAAGCAGTTGCGACACTGACAGATGTCAGAAAGAAAAAAGCAGCTGCCGGAATACTGGCGTGTGCATCCGGTATACCGCGATGCAGTGAGAAAGGAGAATAACAATGGCTATAAGGATCATTGGTGAATTTACCCAGTTTCATGCGGATAGATTCGCAAGGGCGTTATCGTCTGCTATGACAGAGCAATTTGCGCCGCCGGGTGTTGAGTACACTGTCACTGCTAAAAAGCGTGAAGAAAACGCTGCACTTCCTGACGCTGAACAACGCGGGAGCTTGGTGGTTGCATGTGATATGAAAACACCTCGATGCAGTGGGAAAGGAGAATGATATATGAGTGAAGCTGAATTAGATATATTTGATTTTGAAGAAGAAGAAATCAAAGCTCAAAAAATTATGAGAATAGACCTTCCGTTGATGATACAAACGATAGTCAAATTGTCTTTACCAACTGCTCGGCACGAGAAATTAGCAAGCAAAGTTGAATCAGACTTAAAAGAGATAGCCAATACCGAAATTGAATCGGCAATTACTAATTATCATAAAGTATACGGCTATAAAAAGTAGGATAAATAACAAGTGATCAAATGACTGCAACATAACAAGAAAGGAGAATACTAATGGTTAAATTAAACCAAACAATCGTGAATATTTGCGATTTTGTAAATAAAGGATTAAATGAGAATGCTCAGGATGGGATAGATACAGATTATCTGCCTGAAGCGATTGAGTTTGTTGTAAATATCAAAAATGGGCTCAATAAAATCGGTGCGGAATTGGAGTACGTAGATGAATCGATCACTAATATTTTAAGGTATATAAGTGATGGTTTAATTATAGTTTCAGGGGAAAGCCGAGGAACGTGCTCTTATTTAGGTGAGGCAATTAGATGCATTGGAAAATTGAATATAGAATGGCCATGAAAAGGAGAATACAAAATGAAAAGAATTAAGAAAAAACCACATACAGCAATTGAAAGCGTTGAATTAAAAGATATGTCTGCTAAGGATATCATATGGGAGATTCTTTCGTGGACGAATAATGGGCACCCACGGAAAAGTGAAGTACCAAGTGCTTTACATTTTGATAGAGAAACAAAAACGATTTTAATTGATAAAGATTTGCTGATGGTTGCTATACAGATTATTTCGCCATATCAAGAAAATAGAGATATCAAACTAATGTCGAGAGACGAAATAAAAAAATGGTTAACGCTGCGACAAAAAAAGCAGATGCTGTAACATCTACTCTTTTAAGCTAGCTATAAACGAAACTACTGATTTTAACTTGTTTTTAAAACGATTTTCAAAGTAAATAATAGTCTTGTCTGTTAAACGAACATTGTTTGCAAGATCATCGCCGAGTGTGCAAGTAATATACCCTTTTGTTTTCAATTTCCAACACAGATCAGAAACATATTCGGCATTATGACCGTCAAAATATTGATTAGTAATACTATCTGAATCGTTGAAATAGTTAGCATTTTCAGGCGGAAGACAATCGCTTAAAGTAAGGTAATCTTTATACATGCTGCACAGTAACAATTTCTGTTCTTTGGTTAAATCATCCACATTATTCACCCCCTTTCCATACAGGTAAATAATATCATAGGGAAAGAATCGTAACAAATAAAAAATAATTGAAAGGAGAATACATATGCAAGACACGCTGAAAGCTTTAGAATACTATAAACGAAGAGAACTGGAAGCAATGGAAAAAGAAGATAAAAAGGGCTTCCCTGTCATAATTGAAAAAGATTCGTACTTTGCAAAAGAGATATCTTATCAGACTGTATTGCTTAAGGAAATCATCGAAAACCAGACGAAGAAGCATGAAAATTATATCCCCGTAAATGATTCTTCACAAGGATATGGACAGGCAGATATCAAAGGAGTTTTGAAGGAGATACTTAATCAGCTGAAAAAGCTTAATTGCGTTGTAAAACGGCAGGAAGCGGCAATGGTATTAAACAATGACATGAATCGAAAAATCCATCCTTCCGCACAGTTTAAGATAGATGTGGAAAGACCGCTAAAGGAAGAAGAAATACTTACTGATCATTGGGATATCGTTGCGGAAGTAGTGAGGCTGTTGGTTGATCATGGTTTAAACTATTTTGAAATGAATGAGATACTTCACTATACAGATAAAATATTGAAAGAAAGGGTATTACGTAGAACGCTAAAAGATAAGTGTTTTTGCACACCGGGAAAGGATGAGGAATCAGAATGAAAGATAGGAATTCAAGTGTAGGAGGAATCGGCTTTTTTTGGAGCCTTAACGATCTTATTTATAGGGTTGAAACTCGGGAACGTTATCACATGGTCATGGCTATGGATATTGGCGCCTATGTGGATACCTACGATTATCGGCATAATGGTTCTCATCATCTATGCGCTGTATTATGAAATAAGATTTAGGCTAGATAAAAGAAGATGGAAAAGATTTCGTGAAAGGAAATGACATATGAAATGTAATGTAGAAATCAAAACGATAGCACAGTATAAGTGCTTACGGCATTTAGAGGACTGGGGACTGTCAACAAAGGAATTGCGTGTTGAGATGGTTGCAGCCAATGCCATAAAAGTAACAGATCGTGTAGGGGAATCTATGGTCATACAAATGGAGCCGGACGGTACATTTCTGGAAGATGGGATTCCTGCGGAGATTGCGCATGCGTAGCAGCTTCCGCCGGTTACTGATCGGTGCAGCTTTTCTTGGTCTTGGCATCTATACGACCATATGGAGCAACGTGCAGATAGAAGAGATAGAAAGACTGCGGCTGCTGAACAGAGTAACAAACGAAGAGCTGCAGATGGTCCGGCAGGTCGTGAAAGAGCAGAATGCTGAGCTGCAAGAAAAGGATAAGGAAATCGCAAAGCTGGAATCACAACCAAAATGAACAGCTCTGCCTGGCGAGTTTAGGATAACATACTATGGCATGGATATCACATCAGCAACTGCTAGCGGTGCTGATCCAGAAATCGGAGTGACCATTGGTGTAGATCCTGCTGTTATACCATACGGCACTATCGTGTTAATCAATGGTAAGGAGTATGTGGCACAGGACACTGGTAATTACACAGGAAATCACATCGATATTTTGTGTGAATCGGAAGCTATGGCTGAAAGCTTAGGCACTTATAAAACAAGAGTATATGTGAAAGGAGGGAAGCGATGAAATGTAAAGATAAAAACCCGTTAAGAGAAGCACTTGAACGGGGAGAGGTTATTGATGGAGATGCTTTTGATATGATACTGATGGAAGAACGTGAAGAGAGGGTTATTGGATATCTTAAGAAAATATCTAATGATTTAGAATCTATAAAGAAAGTAATGGACATAAAACAGAAATATTATGATGATTCTGGAAATACGTATGAATGATCATTATTCCATTAAAAGCTAAAAAGAGTATAGTGATCAAATTTGGCTGACGATCACTATACTCCGGAGAAGTCAGTTCCAAAGGAACTGTACAAATATTCTAGCATAAGAAAACAGAAATTATCAATATACGATTACTAGATTAAAAAAATAAATGAAAAAAGTAGTGTATCCAGAAAAGATCTTTGAAAACTGAATGAGGTTGTTAAAATTTGTATAAAACCTCTTTACTTTTTGTCGGACATGTAATATACTTTGTGTAAGGCAAGAAGTAGGAAGGAGGATAGATGTCTGAGCCTAAAAAAAAGATGGGAAGACCAAAAGAGGAAAACCCAAAATCTACTAAAATAACTATAAGAGTAGATAATGATACGGTGGATAAAATAGAAAACTACTGTAAAAAAAATAAGTTATCAAAATCAGAATTGATTAGAAAACTTATAGAGAAATTATAAAAATAAAGAGGCGCTGTCTGTTTCCGGCAAGAAGTGTGACAACGCCAAGCTCACAAACCACAAGGGATTGCAGAAACATTGTAACATAAAACGCAATGTATTTTCAACATACAAAAGCAATCTCTTGTGAAGTTTCGTAGTACAGAAATGAAAACAGGAGGTTTTTAATATGCTGATTTTTAACAACTATCTCATTCAGGGAGTAGAAAAAGAGGAGTCATGTGTGAATTGCCGATATTATGTACAGCATTACACGAAGGCGGATAAAGAGTTCATTCGGTGTTTCATGGGGCATTGTGTGAACAAAAGAATGAGGAATGTGAAGCCATCGCATTCATGTGAAAATTTTGAACATGTCAAGGATTCTGACTGATAAAAGAAACAAGAGGTGAAGAAGAAATGGACCGGTTATCAGGAATGCTGCTTGATATGGGGATAACACCGGATCTGAAAGGATTTGAATGCATAAAGATCGGTGTATCGATGCTCGTGGCAAAAAAAACAGGATACACATCAATGACGAAAGAATTATATCCGGATATCGCCAAAATCACAGGTACGACATCATCCGGGGTGGAGCGCAGCATCCGATATGCCAGAAAGAAAGCGATCGACCAGGATCACGGAGAAATATATCGAACGATCGGCGTTTCCCCATATACGATAAACCTGTCGAATGCTCAATTCTTGCATTGTATCGCATATAGGATAATCCAAAAAGAAAGAGAGGAGAATTTGTGATGCCATTACGTATATTTTTCAAAGACTATGATGATATGGAGCGGCGCATCGTCAACGGAAATCTGTATCAGTGTGTAAAGTCATATCTTATAAACATCATGGAGGAGGAAAGAACTGCTGTCTATGAAGAGAAACTGAATATAAGACGCGCGATCAACTGCTTTGAATTTCAGTTCGATGATGGAACGGTGTTGAATGATGAAAGGCTGGAAGAATCGTCAGAAGATGATGCGTGTATATTACGGCACATCATCATGCAGGCATACGAGGAAGCGAAACAGAAAATGAGATACGCAAAGGACAATACACCTCAGACGATAAAGCAGATGCAGACGGAACTGTTGCAGGAAATACAGGAAGCAGACAAGAGCAATGATATACGTGTCGCTCTGTGCAGTGATTCCATCTTCATGCTGATCACAAATAAAAGGCACTATGTCGGTGCATATAGAATCGATGAGAACATGAAATACAAGCAACGGATAAAGGTGTACGACGATATGCTCAGCGCGATCAGAAGAGTATAAAAAAAGAATGTTTAACCTGACAAGAAGAACATTCTTTTCATAGTGGGAAGTTGACTATTCAACCTACTTTTATTGTACCATAAAGCATTAAAAATGCAAGGGTATAAAGGTGTTTCTGAATAGTCCTAACCGGCCTTGGAATGGATATTAACAAGTCAACCAAAGGAAGAGATACATGAAGAGACACAACAGACAACGGGGTAGACCATCGAAACAGCACTACCTCAACTATGATTATGAGAAAGCATTCGACATACAAACAAACATGCTGTCTGAATCACAGATCGAACGGGCTTTGAAGGATGGAAAAATCAAATCGATATATGCAACAAAGTCGATCTATTCCGGTACGCAGCTGGAAGTCGAGATATTTCCGGAGTTTACAAAACGTTGCATGATACCGGCGGCCGGAAAACGAAAACCGACGAAGGAAGAAATGCAAAATCTGAATGATAAGAATGCCAGGAAGAAAGTTATACGCATGCTGAATACAAACTTTGGAAAGGGATACTGGATAACACACGACTATGAGAATAGGTTTCTTCCAGAAAGTATGGAGGAAGCCTTAAAAGATATTCAAAATTATTTCCGCCGGGTGAATCGGTTGCTCAAGAAAAAAGGCATGGAGCGTGCAAAGTATCTTTACGTAACGGAATGGGAGGAGGATATCCGCTGTCATCATCACCTTGTGATAGACTGCGGACTTACGATGGATGAGCTCAACAGGCTGTGGACGAAAGGAAAAAGGAGTGAGCTACGCCCTATCGATTATGATGAAAACGGATTGACCGGCATGGCAAACTACATTACCAAAAAACCACGCGGAAAGCGCCGCTGGAACACCAGCAAAGGTAATTTGAAGCAGCCGACCATCCGGAAGAATCACAGTACCTTCAAGCGAAAACATGCCAGAGCGATGAAAGAAGACTTTTCCGCAATCGAACGCATGCTGCGTCAGGAATATAAAGGCTACGTATTTAAGGATGCACAAGTCTTTATCAATCAAGTAAACGCAGGGATATACATATATGCGCAGCTGCGTAAATGGGACCCAATAAAGGATGGTGATAACAGTGCATAAAGAAGCTATGCGAAAGTGCAGCATGTGCGGCGAATACAAGCCGGAAAGTGATTTTAGATTCATGAAAACACAAAACCGGTACAATGCCTACTGTAAGCAATGTGAACGCTGGTATAACGCAAACTACAAGCGGCTCAGGCGGGAACGATAGGCATACAATCAGTAAATTAAAATGGTGTCCTCCATCCATGTGTTGAGCAAGACAACGACCCTATTTCATGCAGTGGAGAGTTGATAAAAGGCAAAAGCTCAGCCAGGTGCGTGCGGGAAGGGAGGGTAGTTTGACGCATGGATGGAGGACATCGAATATGGATCTAAAAGAAATAGAAAAGCTATTGAAAAAGAAAGTAATCATGTATAAGAAGTCATATGACGAAAGCGAGGTATCCATTGGAAGATATCCAAAATATATTATCGTTTATATGGCAGATATAGATTACACTCTACCTGATTATCCCCATACAGGATTGTTTTACTGGATAGTATCGTGGAATGACTGGAAGAAAAGTTCAACGCCTAAAAGGAATCAGGCTTATACACCAGCAGAAGCAATAAAAATCATAAAGCAAGCTATGCAAGAGCTCGGCATATCAAAGAACACAATACAAGAGACACTGTTTTTTTGAAAGGAGAAGAAATGAAAAAAGTAATCAATCAAGTAATTACAGAACATTACGCATTATACAACGGAGATTCCTGCGAAGTAATGCAGGGTTTACCGGATGAATCAATGGGCTATTCAATTTTTAGTCCACCTTTCGAGGATTTATACACTTACAGTGACAGCCCGAGAGATTTAGGCAACTGCCGCAGTACAGAAGAGTTTTATAAACAGTTTGGCTATATCGTAGCTGAACTATTCCGGATAACCAAATCAGGGAGATTAGTCAGCATCCACTGCATGGACCTTCCTACAACAAAAGCAAGCGATGGATTTATTGGTTTACGAGATTTTCCGGGCATATTGAGAGAGTTATTCCAGGATTATGGATTTTACTACCATAGCAAAATCACAATCTGGAAAGATCCGGTGGTTGCTATGCAGCGAACAAAACATATAGGATTGTTGCACAAGCAGTTAAAAAAAGATAGTGCTATGAGCCGTCAGGGCATTGCCGATTACATTGTTACGATGAGGAAACCGGGAGAAAACAAAGAACCGATAACGCACACGAATGAATCATTTCCGGTAAGCAAATGGCAGGAATATGCATCGCCGGTATGGATGAACATCCGACAGAGCAACACTCTCAATCGTACATCAGCGAGGGAAGAACGAGACGAAAAGCACATATGCCCTTTGCAGTTAGACGTTATAGAACGATGTATTGAGCTGTGGACAAACCAAGGAGATACAGTATTTACTCCATTCTTGGGTATCGGATCAGAAGCATATCAATCTATAAAGATGCACCGTAAGGCTGTAGGGATAGAATTAAAAGAATCTTATTTTGAACAGGCAGTGAAAAATTGTGAACGTGCTGCAAACGCAGAAGAACAGCTGGAGTTTTTATTTGAAGGTGATGAAGAATGACATACGAAGAATTTTTAAAGACTAAGGAATACACAATAGAACTATCTGGATTCACTGTAGAAAACCTCAATGAAAACCTATTTGACTATCAGCAAGCAATAACAAAATGGGCACTTAGAATTGGAAAAGCTGCATTATTTGAGGATACCGGGCTAGGCAAGACCATCCAGCAATTATCATGGGCGGATGCGGTCGCAAAACATACAGGAGGTACTGTGTTGATTCTTGCTCCCTTGGCGGTGTCAAAACAGACTGCACAGGAAGCTTCAAAGTTTGGTATCACTTGCAATCTGGCAGAAGGTCAGGAAGACATAAAATCAGGCATAAACATCACAAATTACGAAAAGATACACAAATTTGATACGGATAGTTTTTCCGGCGTTGTCCTAGATGAAAGTTCGATTTTGAAATCATACGCAGGGAAAACAACAAAAGACCTGCAGGAACGTTTTGCTTACACACCATACAAATTATGCTGCACAGCAACACCAAGCCCTAACGATTATACAGAGATTGGAACTACAGCGGAGTTTCTCGGTGTCATGCCACGTAGCGAAATGTTAGCGACATTCTTCATCAACGATTCAATCAAGAAAAAAGGAAAGAATGATCGTATCGGGTGGCGCCTGAAACGTCATGCGGAAAAAGAGTTCTTCCGCTGGATGGCAACATGGAGCATGATGATAAAATCACCGGCAGACCTTGGATATGATGGAGAAAAATTTGTATTGCCGAAACTGCATGTAAAAGCAAACATATTAAAAAGTGAGCCAGATGCAGAGAGCTTATTTGTGGAGTATGCAGAAACGCTGCAGGAGAGGAGAGAAGCACGAAAGCAAAGTCTTGATGAAAGAGTGGAAATGGCAAAGAATATCGCTCGGACAAAAGAGAATTGCTTGATATGGTGCGATTATAACAATGAGAGTAGCGCATTACATAAGGCTATACGTGAATCCGTGGAAGTAAAAGGATCTGATACGCCAGAACATAAAGAAAAAGCTATGATGGGATTTGCATCCGGAGACGTGAAGTATCTTGTAACAAAACCATCTATCTGTGGATTTGGGATGAACTGGCAGAACTGCCATGACATGATATTCTGTGGGCTATCTGATAGTTATGAACAATTCTACCAGGCGATTCGCAGGTGCTATCGTTTTGGTCAAAAGCATGAAGTGAATGTGCATGTCATTATCTCAGAAAAAGAAATGAATGTGCTGAACAACATCAAGCGAAAGCAAGCTGACCATGAACGTATGAGTACTGAAATGGTAAAAGTAATGAGTGAAAGCGCAAAAGTAGAATTGTTCGGTCAGCAACGTAAGAAGACCGACTACATACCGGAAATCTCTATGGAGGTACCGAAATGGCTTCCGTTTTAGAAAAACGAGAAAAATCTATAATCGTAGATCATCCGGGGATTTTAACCGTTTGAAAATAAAGGAGTGATAGACATGCGCTATAAAGTAACATGGACAATGTATTTCACAGATAGCAATATACCGGACACAATAGCTGTTGCTATCGTTGAAGCTGCATCAGTGAGCAAGGCACGCTATGCAGCATATAAACAGATGATTCCGGATAGAGGATATCGTTTTGAGTGGTTTATCAATGAAACAGAAGTTGAAAAAATAGAAATGGAGAATGAACACATGATGCATAAATTGAAAATTTTACCTCAGTATTTTGAAGATAAGCTGCAAGGTATGAAAAAATGGGAAGTCCGCAAAAATGACCGTCCATTTAAAGACGGAGACACTTTACAATTAGAAGAATGGAGTGAAGAAACAGGATATACCGGAAGGCTGCTGCAGGAATATATAAGAAAGATATATGTGGATGTGCCTGGAATTGAAGATGGATATGTCATTATGAACACAGGATATATTGCTAACAGTTTTAAAGATGGAGGAGAGTGATGAAGAATGATCAACAGAGTGGTATTAGTCGGCAGGCTTACAAAAGACCCAGTGCTGCGTAAGACTGCAAACGGTGTATCTGTTGTTTCTTTCACAGTGGCATGTACCCGCCGATACAAGCAGGAGGGACAGCCGGATGCTGATTTCATTAACACTGTCGTCTGGAATAAGACTGCGGACAGTGTGCAGCAGTATACGCATAAAGGCTCACTGATCGGTGTGGAAGGAAGAATCCAGACACGCAGCTATGATGATCAGAGTGGGAAACGCGTTTATGTAACAGAAGTTGTCGCAGACAGTGTACAATTTCTGGAAAGCAAAAGCGCAGCTGCAAGCAATGCGAACAGCAATGCCTATGTACCTGATTATGAGCAGGGAAGCAATCATGGCTACCAGAGTGACAACAGCCAGTCCTACTCTAATGACTTTACAAGCAGTACACTGGATATCGCCAGTGATGATCTACCATTTTAAGGAGTATGAATATGAATAAACTTACAGAATTAGCATACAAAGGCAGCGAATCATTAAGAAGTGTAAAAGATTTGAAAGAAGCTTCAATAATAGGTGATATTGAAATTAAGCTATATAAGAAAAATGGTCAAGCTGTTGTGTTTGAACCATTCGCAACACTTGAAGAAGTTATTCTCACATTTGCTAAAATGGCTGCATGCTTCCTGACAGAGAAAGAAATTCTCTTTGTACAGGCTTCTCTTATGGGGTGCATAGACCAGATACCGTCTGACGACTTCGTGGAATGTATGAAAAGCGTTCCTGCAAAATTTAATAAAATGAAAGAGCTATGGGGTAATGGTGATGAGTGAAGTAAGATGCGTATGTGATTTATGTGCCATTGGCATACAGCAAGATAAAATGTGCTATATAGGAGTACAACAATGCTTTAAAAACGGCGTGTATACAAAGTATAAGAGCCGCACAAACAATCCGCCTCTAAAATTTGAAGATTTGCATGAAGGTATGTGGATTTATGATGATAAAACAAAATCTTATATCTACATATTTAAACCATTAGAATGGGAACCGGTAAGAGGCATTAGATATGCAAGTCATATCATAACAAACAGCGTAGAAGGTTACTATATGGACTTTGAAGAAAACCGTTTCTACCGCAGGGAGGTAACCGATGAAAAAATACAATAGCATAGACGGCCGTATACATACAAACAGCAGGCTGTGGTTTGCTTTCCGGATGGCGGTGAGGAGGTTGAAAAATGCGGAGAACGACCTTAGAAAAAGTATATAATGTTAAAATTGATGAAATCAGAATTGCAGGAAAAGGCGCATATGTACTGCATGAAGAAAATCTACAATTATTGTTTTACACGATAGGTGAACTGCAACAATACCTGGAAGAGGTGTATTGATGAAATCGAAGAAAGAGAAGCGGAAAGATAAAGAAATTTGCAAAGACTTCTACAACAAGTGCCGGAACTATCACAGAAACTTGTCTAAGATAGAAGCAAACCGGTTAAAGTATGATGAGATAATGAATGACATGTATGGAGTAAGCTCAGTCGTGATGAAGGATGTTATTATCGAGAATGCCGGTGACCCAAGTCATGTATGGGATCACTATCTGGTAGAAAAGAAGGATGAGCTTTTGTTGGAGAGAGCTGCATTGTTGTACGATACAGTGATTGTTAACAAAGTGCTGAATAATATCACTGACGGTGAAGTTGTCGATATGATTACAGAGTGTTACATTAACAGAAACAAAAAGCATGATGCTATAGCACATGATCATAATCGAAGTAAAGGAAAAATGTACCGCGATATGAATGAAGAAATTTTGAAAATTTTAAAATAA